GCTGAAGAAACTGCTAGTTGGGAGGTCCATTCAAGCGCCAAGCTTCACTCTGAAACTGCTTCACAAAGCCGTCTTCGAGCAGAGCGACGCTGTCTGGTGCCACCGCAATTGGTTGTTTCGCACTGGTGCCAATTTGGATGATCCAGTTCCTGACAAGCTTGCAGACATATACGAGGGTACCTTGGCCAGTTTGGGGCTTGATGAGACTGCGTTTGACCGCCGGATGCCTGCTGAGTTTATGCGGGCCTATTTCCGCGGTTATTTGCCGTGTATGTGCCCCGGTGTTCCGCCGCAAGTGTGTGAGTTCTTTGAGACATGTACCGTCAACAGTCTTCTGTTGATGACTGACGGCACTATTTTCGAGAAGGAGCGCGGCAACCCCTCGGGGTACCCGAACACGTTGCGTCTCAATTGCATTGTCCAGCTGATGGCTTGGTTGTACGCCATGCAGTTCCGGCTGGATGACTTGGGCCGTGTGGCGGAGGTTGAGGATCTGGTGGACATTTTCGACAAGGACTTGTTTCTGGAGATTTGCGGTGATGACAGCCGCGTCAATTGTATGACTGAATATGGCATGCAGCTGCTTGGAGCGCAGGAGGGGTTCCAGCCCTGGCTGGAGATCTGGCGCACTAAGCTCCCATGGGAGGTCAAGATTGAGGGCAGTGTTGTCTTCCAGCGGGATGGCGGAGGTTTCGTCGAGCGTTTTGATAAGCGCATGGCGTCCATGCCCCCACTGGTGTCGCGTAATCTCTTTGTCTGTGATGGGCTTTTGTGGTCCCCGCTGTGGAATCCCGAGCGGTGCATGCGCAAGTTGGTGTCGTGTGGCACTTCAGACGCGAGCACTGCTAGTGGACGCACGGTAGAGGAGGATAGCGAGCTCATTCGCAGCGCCGCCGCCACCCTGAAGTTGCACATCTACTGGCACTTGGTGGGACGAATCTTTTGTCCAGCCGTGCAGTTTATGATCGACAATAGGATGCTTGGTGACGATGAGATGAAGCAGGTCCGGAGTCAAGTGGCTGTCAGTTACCGCATTGGGCGCTGGGATAGGCGCAGTGCGGATACTAGGTCGTAAACGCCGGGTATGCGGGAGGGGCACCCCCCGCGGTATAAATAGGGCCCCTTCAAGGATGCGCGAGGCACCGCGCTATATAAAATGATTCCGGTCCCCAGAGGGTGGGTAGGGTGGTCAATTTCTAATTGAGAGGTTTTATCATGCAACAAGCTACTATCAACTTGCCTAGCAGCAGCCCTGTTCGCGCGATGACAGGGCTGGCGCGGTGTATGGCTTTACCAGCCGAACATGCACCTACGCGCCTGCCTAGTTATCCTGCGCTTGAGCGCACTGCTGTTATCGGGTTTAACCAGCCTGTCAAGCTGGCGAATGCCGTCAATGATGATACGAAGCTGATGCTCGCACGCCAAGCGGCCTTTCCCTGTTGGGCTTCCACTTTCGGTCGTAATTCCGAGATCGGTGGAGTTTGCTACATATCGGATTCTGATTCCTTATCGCTTTCCGGTACAGCCACACCATCATGTGAGTACACCTTTGGGCCCCACAGTTTTACGGTCCTGAATGGCACAGTTCCTGCCACTCCCACGGTACTTGGTACCGCCGGTGACGCTTTTGACTATTTTCCCCTTGGTCTTGACAAATCTTTAGGAAACCTGCCTTTTGCACCTCAATTCCTGGGTAACACGTTTGGTGTTGTGGCTTACGACGCAGAGGGAACCGTACTGCCCGCTGGTGCTACCTGCACCGTACATCTTGAGACATGGCTCGCTCCGGGGCAAACCCGTGAGACGTCCTTCTCGATTACGTTGCTGGCGGCCCAGACTGGTGCAGCGTTGATCATTCCAGCTAGTACCACGTCAGATGTAACCCAGTGGAGTCGGGTCATGCGGTTGACTATAGATTATGCCACCCCGGAGGTGCCGCCCAAGACAGTTGGGGTGGCGCTTGTGAACGGTGCGAATGCTCTGTCGTATGCTACTTCGGTGGCACACGCAGGCACTCTGACTTCTTCCGGGAACTCCAGTCGCAGTTTTCGTCCGCTTGTCGGCCCTGCGGAATTCGTTGTTTCGCGGATCCCTTACGAGGCTACCCGTGTTACCGCTTGCTCATGTTTGCTGACCAACGTTACGCAGATTCTGAACAAGAGTGGCACGGTCATTGCCGGAAGGTTGAACCCGAGTACCACTAATCCGTTTGCAGCCGATGAGACCTCGTTGATGTCCCTGCACCCAGCCGAGAAAGCTTGGTTGCCGTTGGAGACTGGGCTGTACACATACTGCCCGCCCTCCACAGACTTGGCTGACTTTTGGGATTACTGTATTTCCGAGAATCTTCCTAACACCGCCGTTTTCAAGTATCACCCTGTGTACCGTTTGGACAATGATTCGTTGGTTAACGTCGCCATCATGAACGCCGGTGTCGCCAGTAATTTTGGTGTGACTGTGACCACGCATCTTGAATTCCGCACTACCAGCGCTTTGTTCCAGCTTGCGCTCTCTGGCTACACGCTGGAGACGCTTCATGTTGCCCAATTGGCCCTTGCCTCAGCCGGGTTCTTCTTCGAGAACCCCGAACACAATTCTGTGCTCGGTAAGGTGGTCATGGGTATCAAGAAGCTGGCGCCTTTCGTTGAACCTGCGGTTGCGATGCTGAAGTCTACTCCGTACGGTCAGGCGGCTGCGGCCGCCTACAACGCAGGTCGGGCTTTTGTCAAAACTGCCGCGAGGCCTCCCGCTAAGATTGCTGTCAAGGCGGGACCGCAGAAACAGGTTACGACCACCGTCCGTGGTATTGGGTTGGTGCCCAAACCACCAGCACGTGGGCGTTCCCGCAAGGCTGCGTCGGCGAAGAGGAAGAAGTGAGCGTTGCTGATACCTCACTGGGGACCTGACTGATGGAGAGACATCTAAGCTCTAACGTGAGCCCCTAGGGTATTGGGTTAAATACCCCGATGGGACACCGGTAC